GCATAATTCGATGCAGACAAGAGTTCCCAGTTACTAGCAATAAACGTACTACCTGGCCCAGCTCTTACACCAAATGTACTTGCAGTGATACCCAAGGACGTTAACGTTATTGTACCAGCGAGCACAATTACTCCGCCAAGGGCGTGTGATAATTCAAGTTCATTCGATGCAGTTGCCACGGCTGTTAGATTAGGAATACCAGCACTGTTAATTGCATTTACTACTTGGGCAAGTGTTGGCGCTGTTGCTGGAGCTACTGCTGCTGGCACTGTTATAGTTACGGCTGTGGTAAGATTTGCAGCGCCGCCCTTGCTAACTCGAATAGTAAATGTACTTGCTGCAGTCAAAGTACCAACTGTGTTGCTGGTTAATACTGTAGGAGCAGTTTTATTTCTACGATACAATCTGTAACGCACTGTACCATCGTTGTTGACATTATACTGTGCGTAAATGTTGCCAACTGGAATTAATTTTCCACCGCTAGAATCTAAATTAGCGTTTGCAGTTGCGTCATCAGCATACAACGGAGTTGCAATTTGATTAAACACATTCAAAGAAAGATTGTACTTGCTCAACACTAGATTAGCACCTAGGTTAATTGCATTGGTTTTAACCCAAATACTGCCGCTAGGACGTGGGCCGGTTTTAGTAGTGGTGTTAACTGGATCTTTAACTTTCCAACGTGGTGTAATGGTATGAGCAGAAAACTGAGTAGTTGGAATTTGGTAAGTGCCAGCTGTTAAACCAATTGCAGCTAACCCAGTAGCCGAACCAACGGTAAACGTAGCAGATGTAATAACCAATTGCCCAGAAGCTGCAGCACTAGTTGCATAAATTTCTAAAAATCCGTTTACTACAGCAGCAGTAACACCAGTCAATGTTGTTGCAGTTAGTGCATTGATGGCCGCAGCAAGATCATCTAGTGTAGGACCACCTGGACCAGTAGCTGCTACTGTAATAGTCTGTGTGTTGATAACCAGCGTGCCGGCGCCTATAGCAGTATTAGATACAGTACCAACTACTGTTGGGATCGCGCCTTGCCAATCAGTTGATCCTACAACGACCCAAACGCTTGCACGTGATTTGTAATAAACCACTTGATCCATGGATCCTATGGCTACAACTGTATAATCGCCAACTGAACCATATGCAGGCAATGGAATCAATGTACTAACATTTACATTGTCCGTAGTTGTAACTCTGTGTGCCTGCATCCCAAACAAACAGACCCCAAACAGTTGATGTTGTGTCTAACCAATAAATTCCATCAACTGGCTTTCCAGTTGGGCGAACCTTAGTTCCCTTTAATTGTTTTAGGTCAATGTCGGCACGTACAGCCATAACACGGTTAGTAGTACCTAGTAGACTGTATGCAGCCATTAGACCGTATTCGTTACGTTCCCCACCATGAATTGGTGTGCCCGAGCTGGTTTGCTCGAAATATGGAGCGCCGTACAGCGTAGCCAATTCGCGTTGACTGCCGATAATCGCTAGTTTACCTGCATTGGCTTTGGTTGTACCAGCAGCAATGTCAGTATTGGTGATGTTATTTTTGTCTTGATCAGTAGCAATAATAAGCAGAGGAACAGTGCCAGTTCCAGCTGGTGCATATGCGCTATCATCAAAAACCTTAATCTCTACGCCCGGGCTAATTAGTGCCATTTTGTAAATCCTTATTTGAAAAGTATTTTAAATATTTATATTCAAATGACAAAATAGCTCTTTTAGCGGACCTTTTCTCGAGCCTTTTTTATAAATACTTAATAAACAAAGGGCCTTTTTACAATGACTGCAAATCCACTATGCCAAGATTGTCAAATCAAACCGGCACAGGTCAATTATATTAAAAACGGAAGGACCTATTACCGCTCTAAATGCCACAGTTGCAGCCACAGACGTAAAAAACCCGCCAATGGAGACTTAGTTTTAGGTTACCGAAAGAAACCACATTGTGAACGGTGTGGCTTTAAACCCAAGGTCCCCGAACAACTACGTCTACACCATGCCGACCACAATCAGCAAAACAATAATTTTAAAAATTTAAGAACGGTGTGTTCTAACTGTGCCGTAGAATTAGACACGTTAAAAACACCGTGGACCACAGGGGATCTACTTCCAGACTTTTAATTGTTCTTCGATACGATCATAGAGATCATTGATTGTACCACTGTTGACGATTTCAGCATCAAATTGTTCTTGTACCCAAGCATATTCACTTGTGTGAACTTGAGGGTAAAGTTCTCGCATACCTTGCGTGAGATTGTATGATGAGAAGCCTCGGGCTATGACATACCAAGCAGGTTTTTGCACTGGACTGATCAATAAGAATCGGGCACCTAAACTGCGTAAAGCAGCAACTTCATTGGGAAATCGCACATCTGTTACAACAACACTATAACCATGTTCTTGCAAGGTTGCAATTTTTCGTTCTACATTCAGTATCCAAACAGAATCATTAAAGTGTTGCCTAAATACATCGGTGCCAATATGTTGTAGAGCAAAACGCGGAGTAAAGTTTTTAATACCCAACCTCTTACCCCACCACTGGTCTATGGTTTCTCTAAAAATACGAGATTCGTCAGTATCACCTTCTAACAAATACCTTGGCCAGCCAAATACTAGACCTACCGCATCTTTAAGAGCATCAGCAAATGCCAGTTGTGTAAAGCCATGTGATCGTTTTAAATAGTCGGCTGCAGTGTTTTTACCCGAGCCAATAAAGCCAGAAATTCCAATAATCAATTAATCCTCAATTCGATAGTCAGTAGTTGTAATAGTAGCACCAGTGAATTCAGTCCATTTTCCCACAGGGCATTTAGCTTTTGTTACTGTTATTTTAGCAGGCATAAAACACCCGCATTGTTTACATAGTTTAACGGTATCATTGAATTCATCACAACTTTTACAAATTGTGTAGCGTTCACGAGCAACAGCGAGTGGCACAAACATAATAAGTGTTACCCTATGACCAAGCCCATTGGCTGACTTCCGTCTACGTATTTCTTGAGTTCTTCCTCAAGTCGTTCTATTTCTTCTTTGGCTTCGGCTTTTAGAGCAGCACCATTTAGTTGTGTGCCACCTTGTGGCCCAGCAATGGTCCCAAACTTTTCTCTTGCTTGACCAATAATGTCTTTGCTTACTGCTAGTGAATAGTCTTGAATCCAAGGCTGAATCATATAATCACTTAATAATGTAATATCAGGCTTGTAATTAAAAGTCCAAAGAATAATATCTTCGCCACCCATTGGAAATTTTCTAACCAGCGATATGGTTTTAGTAACTTGATTCCACGTAAAATTAATAAAGCCGCCAAACATACGCATGGCCAGTTCTTGGTATTGTGTAAACATGTCGTAACTGGCTAGCCCACCAACCCGCCCAGCCACCAGCATATAAGTGTTCAAGTATCCGCTAGCAAATGGTTCAAATTGGCTAGCTGTAGTTCCTGTAATTGAACCAATACCACGGCGAAACACTTGTTTCACTGTTATTACTTCCTGTGGCAGAACATAGTCGCTTTGTTCCTTGTTGATGGTCAACACAAGATAACTTTCCTCCACACTGTTTTGTGCCCGTTGGCGGTAGCGTTGTAGTGCGCGATTGATAGCAGTATCCACATGTTTTTTATCTAGCTCAACGTCAACAATGCCCGATCCTAATCGGTCAAACACATAGTCGGCGATATTATCCCGTAATTTGTCAACTGTGGAGCTCATGTAGATTATCCTTTTGGATATTTACCGTATCACAACACTTTAAGCAACACAGTATCTTCGTTGAGCCTACCTGTCAACTTGGACTCGGTAGACTTGATTGTGCTTAAAAACTTTTTAAGAGCTGGCTTGGTAGCTTTGAAAAAATCTCGTAGCGTGTCCGCAGGTTTCCTAACAGTTTTGTTTAGACTAGCAGACTCATCAAAGCCCACTATGCTAGTGCCTTTGATCGACAACGGACCTTGTAAGGTGTCAGCTACATATACGCCCAATTTACGGGTACGAGTATTAAACACCCAAAGCTGGGCAGCACCTATAATATCGGCCGGATTGATTGATGTTAATTTGAGAGCAGCATCTTGTTTCATGTACTTGACACGAGCAACCAATTTTTCCTTGCTAGGGGCACGTTTGACACGCGGCTTGCGAACAACTGTTTTATGTTGCTGATAGCGCTCAATGTCGGCAAACAGTGCCGTATAAAATGCAATGTAGCGTTTGAAACGAGCTTTATTCCATTTACTGTACCCTTCTTTGAGCTGCTCGTCCTCGCCCGCTGCCGCCGCTGTAATTTCTTCAAAATGCGGGCGGAAGAACTTGCTGACAGCAACAACAGCACCTTGTGTTGCAGTTTTTTCGTGAAAGTAACCGTAAGCGTCAAACGTCACAGCATCAGACTCTAGTTGGTCTTCAAAAGTTTCAATATGTGCGATGTACCCTTCGGCAATTTCACGCAGGCGATCTTGAATCGTAGGCTGTTTGACTACAGTCTTAGGTTTTTCTTTTTCAACTTCGGCAGGAGCTGTCCCTAGTACTTCACGGTTGACAATGCTCAATACTGTGTTTTTAATGTGGGCACGGAAACGATCTCGCATGGGCATGCCTTGCCTATGTGCCCGAACTAGTGCCGCAACAGTAATCGGCGTCAAACTGTCGGGCGATTTCAAATAGGCACGCAGTGTGTCAGCGTCGACCAAATCGCTTTTGGCCAACCAACTGTTAAACTCGGGTCGCAGTTCACGGTTATTGTAAAAGTAATTGTAATAGCGGAAACTGTTACGCAGTTGTGTGTCAAACTCTGCCTCAGTCAGTTCCATGGCTGCCGCAGTATCCCACACCGGCTCAGGGCCAAAGTACTTTTCATCAAGGAACAGTGGGTTCCGTGGCGCACGAGTTTTACGAGCAGACTTTTCAACTTTGATACGAGCCATGTCAGCCTCCAAATTGTCAACTTCCATACAGTATAGCAGTATTTAAATGGTGTGTCAACCGGTGGTGCCAAACCATAAATATCTAAAAGGACCTGTATGCCTAGACTGTCTATGTGGAAAAACGGTAAACATACCAATGATTACCGTTTTTTTGATCGAATCATTAACGAGCAGTTCACCGTTGGTGGCACGGGCATCAACGTCCACTTGTACCTCGGGCCTGCAACACAAACCGATAGCAAGGACTCTACAGTACCCGAATACACTAACCCCACAGCCAAAAACATTCAAGACCTGTTGTTTTTAGAAAATCGAGATCGAACCTATAGCACTGACGTGTATAATTTACGTGGCATTTATCAAGTCAGCGACAACGATTTTGATCTAAGCCAATTTGGAATACAATTAGCCAACGACACAATCTTTATTGTGTTTCATTTAAACCGCATGGTTGAATACCTTGGGCGTAGATTAATGATAGGCGATGTGTTAGAACTAGAACACTTAAAAGATTATTATCCATTGGATCTAGATGCTGTGCCCGAAGCACTAAGGAAGTACTATGTCATTAAAGATGTTAGTCGAGGAGCAGAAGGATTCAGTCCAACTTGGTGGCCGCATCTGTGGCGAGTTAAATGCGAACCACTAGTTGACAGTCAAGAATACAAAGACATTATCAACAACGGTGTTGGAATAAGTGCTATATATGATGCATTCATTGGAATTAATGATGCGATCATTGCACAATCGGAAAAAGATGTACCCAAAAGCGGGTACGACACAACATTGTTGTACAATTTACCAATTACTCCCAATGGAGATCCAGGCTTGCCAAAATCACTAACTGCAGATAGCACTGTAAATAACGATGCCGGTGGTCTACTGTCAATTGACAGCCAGGCGTTGAGTCCAGACTCAACCATTACTGGATGGCTTACAGGTGACGGAGCAGCACCCAATGGGCTACCAGTTGTTCAAGGTATTGAATTTCCCAATAGTCCAACCCTGGGCGATTATTGCTTGCGTGTAGATTATCAACCCAATAGACTTTTTAGATGGGACGGTAAGGCCTGGCGAAAAATTGAGGACGCTGTGCGTACTAGTTATACCCCGGGAACCACTAATCAAACTCTTAAGAGCGGGTTCTTCAACAACAGCAAATTGGTCACTGCCAACGACGGATCTATTGTCAAGAGTCGACAAGGACTTAGTAAGGCCCTGCGTCCCAAGGAAGATTAATATATGGCCCAAACATTTTTTTACGATAAACAAATCCGTAGGTTTTTGTTGCAGTTTATACGCATCATGAGCAACTTTGAAGTTGAAACTGGGTTAAACTCGGCCGGTACTAGTGCACTGATTCGAGTTCCTGTGGTCTATGGTGACCCCACTCGTCAAGCAGCACAAATTACAGGCAACAACAGCGAAACGTCATTACCCCCAGTGCCCATAATGGCTGCTGTGGTTAACGAATTAAAATATGATCGCAGCCGAGTGCAAGAGCCCAATTTTGTTAGCAACATGAGCATCAGGCAGCGCGAAATTGATCCAGTTACTGGTCAATTAAAAACAATTCGCGGCAACGGGTTTACTATTGAACGATTAATGCCGGTACCGTATAAATTGACCATGCGCTTGGACATTTGGACTAGCAATACCGAGCAAAAGTTACAGATATTGGAACAGATACTGGCCTTGTACAATCCAGCGTTGGAAATACAAAATACTGACAACTTTGTTGATTGGACCAGTTTGAGTTATGTGGAGCTGATTGATACTAATTGGAGCAGCAGGTCAATTC